GTCACTTTCATTTGTGGCAGGATTGCTATGACAAATCGCCATATTGCCATGAATCTTGGTGCCCATGTTACGATTATTGCTCCGTGTGGGGTATCTTACAAGTTCGAGACGTCTGACTTGAACTTGTACTATGTCCCAGATGAGCATGAGTTGTATGGACAACGAGACGTGGCACTCATCGAATTTCCTCCAACTGTGCATATGCATGTTAACTTGGTCCCATATTTTGTGACTAAGGCTGAACATAAAGATCTCACTTGGATTGAAAAGATGGTGATGACGAATTGTGGTATTAATCCTGACCACAAGAACGTTTTTCAACACGTTTACGAGTCGCGACGAGTAAGAGCTATGAATACCCAGCCCTTTGGCTTGAATTATAGGGACACTACCACGGTGGTTCGTTCTTTCTATCTCCATGATGTTGAGACCTCGCCGGGTGATTGTGGCGGATTGTGTATCGCCTTCGACAAAGCATTGCCGAGGAAGATTTTCGCTATTCACATGGCTGGTTACAACGGAGATGGTTACAACGGAGCGGCTGCGGCTGTGAATCAGGAGTTGATCGACTTCATGCTTAAAAACATGAAGTTGAAACATCAGCACTCCAAGTTGTCTGGAAAAGCTTTTGCTGATTCAGACATTGAGCTTGTTGTTGATGGACACCTGGTTTATGAGCCGGAACCGATTGCACCTGGTTTTGTTCCTGTAGGGAAAGTTAATAACGGTGTTTATAGCTCTGGCCGAAGTGGAATCCGAGAGTCTGTTCTCATGCCTACTCATGGCCCTTCGTTCAGGAAACCAGCTTATCTCCGGAGTTTCTGGAAAGATGAGCAATTTCTTGAGCCGATGAAGATTGCCATGAAGAAGGCGTGTGCTGCAAACTTGAAGACACCATCTTGGGCCTTAGATGAGGCTGCAAATGATGTCTCTCAGATGATCTGCTCGTCAGTTTTGGAATCCGACAGAAGGACGTTGACCTTTGAGGAGGCCATTGCTGGCATTGAGGGTGATGAGAGATATCCGCCGATTAATCGCTCTACATCTTGTGGTTATGGTTGGAAACATGTCCCAGGTAAGAAGGGTAAAACTGGATACTTGGGAACTGATGATTACCGATTTGACCACCCTGTGTTGCTGGAAAAATACGAAACCGCGATGACCAAACTTCGTTCCGGGGAACGTCTTGGTCATTACTGGACGGATACTCTGAAAGATGAGTTGCGACCTATCGAAAAGGTCGATCAGGGTAAGAC